ATAGAGAAAGGAACAGAACCATGGTTGCTAACCTGATGACCAACACGCCGGCCCGCGATAACTTTACCAACGCCACACAGGCGATCGTCGGCCGTCATACCCTGACCGCTGCGGACACACCCGCAGCGACCAAGATCGGCACCATCCCGGCCGGGGCCCTCATCCTCGGCGTTGCCTCGCGGGTGGTGACGGCGGTAACCGGCGGCACGCCGGTTCTCGGCGTCAGCTATGTGGCGACGGGCGGCACCGTGCCGGCGGTCGGCACCTCCGGTAATCTGCAAAACGTGCTGGCGGAAGCGGCCGGCAGCGAGTTGGTGTTTCCGTTGGCGGCGGCAGTGCTGCCGCCAACAACCGACATTGATATTTATGTCGGCACGACGGGTGCGGCGACCGCCGGTGATGTCATTGTCGCCGTGCTGTTCGTCAAGCCGCTGTCATAATGGCCAAGCTAACCTGGCTTGGAAGCACCGAAGGTTATCGGGAGGGGGAAACCCCTCTCGATAGCTGTACGTGGAACGGCGTCTTATTCACGGCCGGCGACAAGGTGGAGATCACTGACGAGTGGATGATCAAGAAGGCGCGGGGCAATCGGTTCTTTCGGGTTGAGGAAAATGCACCCCCACAATCTCCCCAGCCCGAGCAATCACTGCCGATCGGCCTGATCCGGCCAGAAACGTGGACCAACACCCCGCCGGGGCCGTTTCCCGACTATCCGCCGGAACCCGAGGACGAACCCAAGCGACGGCGCGGACGACCGCCGCGCATAAGGGAAAACGGCAATGGCGATCAGTAACTACGGCGAGTTGAAAAGCGAATTGTCGGCCTACCTGTTTCATCAGCGGCTGGCCAATCGCTATGACAACTGCACGCAGCTATTTGAAACCGCGGCCAATTCCCGGCTGCGGGTGCTGCCGATGGAAACCAGCACGCTGCTGACCACCGTCAGCGGCGACGTGGCACTGCCAACGGACTACATCACCTGGCGCACGGTGCGGCCGACCGTTCCCGCAGTCACAACCCCGACCACCGTCCCGCCCTATAATGAGCTTGAATACGTCCATCCAGCCTATCTGCCGCCGGTAGGCCGCGGCTATGATCGACTGTTCACTATCGAGGGCAACACCTTCAAGGTACGCCCAGTGGACGATCGCGTCGGCGCCTATGAATTCCACTACTACCAGAAAATTCCGACGCTGGTCGGTGCCAACGCGACCACCAATTGGTTACTGACAGAGTATCCAAATGCGTATCTGTTCGGCGTGATCACCGAACTTGCCGCCGTGCAGCGCAATGCCGAAATGGCGCAACTCTACAAGGCGCGGCGCGATGAAGCATTCCAGGAGATTATCCAGCGTTACGCCATGACCACTGGCGCCACCTCGCCTGCGGTGCGCACCGCGACCTATTACTAAGGTGACCCCATGAAGCCGACGCCGGTCGAATTCTCCGAGTGGCGGCCCGATGTGGCCACCCTGGACAGCAAGTTCGCGTCGGAGGTGGAGAACGTATTCGCCGGGGTGAATTCCTACCTGCCGTTTCCGTCGCTGCTGCCGTTCAGCGCCACTGCGCTGTCCGACCGGGTGTGCGGGCTGTACTCCGCGCGCACTGCGAGCGGTGGCTGGAAAATCTACGCCGGCACTACCACCAAGCTGTATTCATGGTCGCTCGCCGGCTGGGTCGACATCAGCCGTGCCGTGGGCGGCGCCTATAACGTGCCGCCAACCGAGTTGTGGTCGTTCGCGCAATTCGGCTCGAAGCTTGTAGCGGTCAACATCAACGATGCTCCGCAATACGTTGATATCGATGTCGGCGGCAATTTCGTGGTGTTGCCGGGCTCGCCGCCGCGGGCCGGACACGTCGCCACAATCGGCGAGTTTCTGTTCCTGTCGCGGCTGGAAACCAGCGGCGCCTTTAACAATCGCTGCATCATCTGGTCGGCCATCAACGACATCACGGGCTGGACGGTTGGCACCAACCTTTGCGATATGCAGGAATTCCCGGACGGCGGCCCGGTGCAGGGCGTGGCCGGCGCCGAGGTCGGCTATGTGGTGCAGGATCGCACCATCAGAACGATGCAATTCCTGCCCGGCGACACAACCTACATTTTCAATTTTACTCGGGTGCTGCACGACCGCGGCAGCGTGTCCAAGTACGGGTTTTCGGCCATCGGCAACGTGCTCTATTTTGTCGCCGAGGACGGCTTCTATTCTATCAGCGGCCAGAGCGTCACACCGATCGGCGCCGACAAGGTCAACGAGTGGTTCCTTGCCAACTCCGACGAAACCCGGCGCGATGTGGTTCACTGCCTCGCCGGGGTGAACAAGCCGCGCATCGTGTGGGCGTTCCACGCATCATCGGCAAGCCCGATGTATGACAAGGTGATCATTTTCGATTGGTCGAATGGGCGTTGGACCAAGGCCAGCGAAAGCGCCCAGGTGTGGGGCCTGCTGTCGTCGGCCGGGCTCGACCTCGATACCACTGGGCCGGAAGTTGACGACGCACTGCTTGACAGCGCCGCGCATGGGCTCGACAGTTTTGCCTACAGGGGCGGGCGCCCGTCGATCGGCGCGATTGACGAGGATGGATTTCTTTCCACGCTCGCCGGGCCCAACCTGCCGGCCACGATGGAAACCGCGGAAACGCATCTGGTGCCGGGCCGCCGCGCCTTCGTCGATGAAGTGTACCCGATCGATGATGCCACCTCGAGTGCGCCGGGTTCGATCACAAACGGCACCCGCGAGAGCTTGGGTGCGACGCTGGAATGGACGCCGCCACTCGACATCGAGCCAACGGTGGGATCGGCGTTCGTGATGACCTCGGCGCGGCTGCATCGCTTCCGGCGCATGATCCCGAATGCTTCCCCCTGGACCCATGCCCAGGGGGTGGCGGTCAACGTGCAGCCTGATGGTGATGGCGTCACGCTATGACCGAGGATCTGCGGCCACCGTACCGCATACAGTTTGACAACGCCCGCGACCCCTACACCGCGCGCAATGCGCTCGGTATTGCGGGCACCGGCGCCGGCCTGATCACCTCGGTGACCTCGCCGCTGGCGGTCACCGGCGGAAACCTGACGATCGATCTCAGCGGCTATCAATCGCTCGTGGGTGTCACCGACGGCAGTAATGCCGCGGCGGGTGTGATCGGCGAATATATCGAAGCCAGCACCGCCGCCACCAGCGTTTTGACGCCATCCACATGGCAAACGGCGGTTACCATCGCGCTGTCGGCGGGCGACTGGGACGTGAGCGGCGGTGTGGTGTTCAGTGTCGCGGTCGGCACCGGCGTTGTTCAGGGTTACATCTGCACCGGCGCATCGCTCGCAAGCGGTGCGCCTATTGGCTCGCTAGTGAGCTTCAATAGTCACGATGCCTGGGTGCAGACTACCGGCCTTGTTGTGGCTTCGGGTATGCAAAGGTTCTCACTTGCTGCACCGGCAACGGTTTATCTGCAGATGATCTGCTACATTTCGGCGGGATCGATGTCGATCACTAATTCTCACGTTCGGGCACGAAGGATAAGATAATGGCACTCGATTACAATGCTTCGGCGGCGCTGATGAAAGACGCGGAATTCATCGGCCGCGTCAAGGTGGCGTGCTTGAAGTTCGCAACGTACATCAACGGCGAGCCGACCAACACGCCCGCGCACAACACCCGCATCAAGTGGGCGAGCAACACCATGTTAGCGCCAGAGGTGGCGGCCGTGCAGGTCACGCCGGTGGCGGTGATGGATCAGGCGGTACAAGGGGCGGGCGGTACAATCGATGATGCCGGGCTGCAGTCAGCAGTAGAGAACGCCATCAACAAGATGCTCTGAGGGATCACACTCATGCCCGGTGAAAATATCCAGGATTGGTCGGTTACCGCCGTCAACAACGGCAATTCCGACACCTCGATCAATTGGGCCGAGGGACAACCGCGCGCGAGCGTCAACAATTCCGCACGCTCGATGATGGCGGCGCACGCCAAGGATCGAAATCTCCACAATGGCTCGATTGTCACCGGCGGCACCGCCAACGCGCAGACGTTTACTTCCGGCGTGACCTACACCACGGTGCCGACCGGCTTGCGCGTGCTGCTCAAGATCGGGCCGAGCCTGACCAACACCGCCACCGCCACGCTGGAAATGGATGGCCTCGGCGCGGTTGGGATCAAGACCATGTACGCAACCGACCTGATCGGCGGCGAACTGGTGGCGGATACCTACGCCGAGTTTGTCTACAACGGCACCAACTGGGTATTGCTGCGGTCCAAGCAGAGCGCGACGCCGCTGGGCACGATCACTGCCAGCGGCGCGGCGAGTGTTCAATTCACTACCAGTGGAATTGCCGCCTATGACGAATGTCTTGTCGTGCTTTCCGACGTGGTGCCGGCGACCAATTTGGCAACGCTGGTGATGCAGATCAGCCTCGACAGCGGGGCGACGTGGAAATCCGGCGCAACCGACTATTTCTATGCGGCCAATTTGTTGAGCAGTGCTGGCACCAACTTGGCGGGCGGTGCCGAGGGAACCATCTGGTATCCGTTGACGGGGCCATTGAGCAATGCTGTCACCTGTTCGGTCGGGGGCGAGGTGCGGTTGACGGCACCACACAGCAGCAAGCTCAATCCCATCAATTCGTCCCTGGCGTATTTCGACGCCGTCCATCTGTATCTGGTCACCAGCGCCGGCATGTATATTTCCGCGGCATCGCCGATCAACGGCATCCAATTCCTGATGTCATCCGGCAACATTGCCTCGGGCACGTTCACGCTCTACGGCATCGCCAAGTAACGTGCAGCTGCTGCCTATTCCGATGACCGACGAGGCATTGGCGCGCACCGCCGGGCACTGGTCGCAATTCCTGCCCGCCATTGCCAAGCGATCGAAGGAAACGGTTCTCACCCTGCTGGCCAAGGTGGAGCGCAAGGATGTGCAGCCGATCCTGATTTGGGACGAGGACGCGCTGCGGGCGGTGGCGCTGCTCGGCATCACCTATCACCGCCGCGGCGATGACCTGATCGCTGAACTCGTCTGGACGACCGGCCACAGTCGCAAGGATTGGCAACACCTGATCGGCGAGCTTGAACGCTATCTCAAGGAACACGTTGGCTGCGCTGTTATCCGCCCGATATGCCGGCCGGGCTGGAAACCGTTTCTCAAGCAGCACGGCTACCACGAAACCCATGTGATGATGGAAAAGGTGCTCTGATGGCATCCAGCGGTGGACAGACTCCTGTCACGCAGCAGACCACGCAAACGAAAGATCCGTGGTCGGCGGCGCAGCCTCATCTAGTCGAGGCAATGAATAATGCCCAGGGGTTCTATCAGAACAGCTTGGGATATCAGCCCTATACCGGCTCGACGCAAGCGGGGCTGGACCCGCTGACATCGCAATCCATGCTCGCGCAGCAGAATATTTCCCAGCCCGAGCTTGGTGGGTCGATCGGCATCAATGCCGCGAGGCAACTCGGGACGCAGCAGATCCAGACCGCCGGGCAGCAAAACCCGTATCTGCAAGCCATCCTCGATACGTCCAACCGCCGGATTGGCGACCGCATCAATTCCAGCATGAGTGGTGCCGGCCGCTACGGCTCGGGCCAGCACACCGACGTGATGGCGCGGGCGCTGGCCGAGAGCGCAAACCCGATCCTGGCGGAGGACTACAATCAGGGCCTGCAACGCGCGGGCCAATGGGCGCAGCTGATGCCCACGCTCGACCAGGCGCGATATGCACCGGCGCAAAGCCTGATGGCGCTCGGACAATACAATCAGGAGCGCGCACAGAAACAACTCGACGATCAGATTAAGCTGTACAACGCACAGCAAGCCTACCCGTGGGAAAATCTTGCCCGCTACAACGCAATAAGTGGCGGCGCGGGAGCGTTGGGCGGCAGCATGGTGGGCACGCAGACCACCCCGATCAACCAGCCCTCGACCATTCAGAAACTGCTCGGCGGCGGCCTGGCGGGTGCCGGCATCGGAGCCTCGTTTGGCGGGCCGGTGGGCGCCGGCATCGGGGCGCTGGGCGGCGGCCTGCTCGGAATGATGTGAGGTAGACCATGCCAACCAGCCTTTGGGATATGTTCCAGCCGCAGGATGCTGCCGGACAGGCGACCGACTTTGGCGGTGCGCTGCAAAGCCGGTCCAATTCCCTGATCGGGCTCGGCATGGGGATGCTGCAGCCGAGCAACCCGCTGCGCGGCCAGAGCACCTGGGGCAATGCCCTGGAAGGCTTCCAGGGCGGCGCGCAGCTTGATGCCCGCACGGCAACGGCGGCAGCAGAGCGTCGGCAGCGCGCGGCGGAGGCGGCGATGGCGCGCAGTCAGCACGCGGCGGATCGCGCGCAGGCCCAAGCTAATTTCGAGCGCACGTTTGCGCGTAGCGATCCTGCCAACGCCCCGACCGAATTCACCCGGGCGGCGCGTGACCTCGGGCTGACCCCCGGCACGCCGGAGCATGCACAATTTGGCAAGCAATGGTATTCCACTAAATCCGAGGGCAATCTTGCCGCGCAGGCCGAGCAGCGGCAGACCATCGCTAAAAATCTTGGGATGGACCCCAATGATCCGAAGGTAAAGTACTGGATTGCAGGCGGCGGCGCGCTCAACGAGGAAGGCAAGCCGCTTCCGGCTGAAACGTCGGCCCGTGTAGCAATGGGGGGGAAATTTCTTGATGAGGCTCCGGTTATTCGCTCGCAAATCGCAAGCGGTATGGCAACCGATAGCATCACGGGGAAAGTCAAAACGTATCTCAATATGGGCGATGAGGGTGCGCTTGCCGCCAAAGTCAAATCTGGTGCCGAGGCGTTGCTCCGTGCATTGACCGGAGCCGGGATGAGCATTCCAGAGGCGCAAAAATACGTTGCGCGCTATGAAATCCAGCCCACCGACAGCAGCACCCGGATGCTGCAAAAGTTTGACCAGCTTCACGATGAATTAAAACGGTCGGAGGAAGAAGCCTTCCGAGGCCGGGGCGGTATCCCGCGCGACGTATTGGAACGCCGAAGAGCCGCACATGCAGCGGCAGCGGCGGGCCAACCGCCGACTGCTGTTACCACCGAAGCGACCTCTAGCGGGGTGCCACCAACTGCGGGCCGTGGCGGATCGGCCCCGCAGCGACCGGCCAATGTACCGCAGGGTTCCTATTACAGCCCAAGTCGCAATCAGTGGAAATTGCCTGATGGAACGATCGTAGATGCAGCCGGGAGGCCGATCTAATGGCCGACGATTGGTTTGTGCCCGATGCTCCGCAAGGGCCGGCAAAGGCTGGCGCTGCCGATGATTGGACATTGCCAGCGGCTGACGATGACGTGAGTGCCGGCATGGTGTTGCGCGGCATTCCCGTACTTGGGGCCTACATCCCGCAGGCGGAAGCTGCGATCCGAGCGGCTGCACAACCGCTGACCGGCGTTGGCAAGCCGGGGGCGTCATGGTCTGAACGCTATGCGGCCAACTTGCCAGAACGGCAGGCCCGCTATGAACAAGTTGAAAAAGACCAGCCGATTGCATCGACGGCGGCGCAGATGCTTGGCGGGGCGCTGGCCACGGCCCCGCTAGGGGCAACCGCGCTCGGCGCCAAGATGCTAGGAGCGGCTCCCATAACGGCTACCACGCTGGGCGGCAAGGCGCTGCAGCTTGGCGGTAACGTAGCTCGCGGGGCGGCCTCTGGGGCTGGCATTAGCGCCGCTGATGCGTTGGCGCGGGGAGAGGATGCTACCACGGCGGCCGAAATTGGCGGCGGCCTCGGGGCGGCGCTTCCGGTGATCGGATCAGCGGTCGGCCGCATTGGCCGGACGGCGAGGGGATATCTCGGCTCACCCACGGCCGACGAACTCAAGCCAGCGGTTGATGCCGGCTATGCCGCCTTGCGGGCGGCAGACCTCGAAATCAAGCCGCAAGCGATCCAGAGTGCTGTCAACCGGATCAGGGTCGATGCGGAAGTTCACCCCAAGCTGACACCGCAGGTTAGCGGCGTGCTGGACGATGCCGCCAACAAAGGCATCATGTCGCCGCTCACCGGGGGCAGCGGCGGCGTTAAATTCGATGATCTCGATAGCTTGCGCAAACAGCTTGGCGCGGTTGCGCGCAATTACACCAACCCCACTGAGCAGAAGGCGGCGCGCGATGCCATGCGCGGCCTTGACGATTATCTGGCCAAGATTTCGCCCGCCGATGTCTTAAAGGGCGATGCTGCGCAGATCGCTAAACTGGCGGCTGAAACCCGTGCCAATGCGGCGGCGGAATTCCGCTTGCGGGCAATCGACAGCTTGCGCCAGCGGGCTGAGGATCAGGCGGCATCGGCGGCATCCGGCATGAACGTCGAGAATGCTTACCGGCAGCAATTGCGGGCCTTCATCCGCCCCAATAACAAGGGGATTTCTCCGGCAAAGAAAGAAGGCTTCACCCCGCAGGAAATCCAGCGGCTGCGGGTGGCAACCCGCAGCACGTCGTTTCCAAATATGTTGCGGCTGGTCGGTAATGCCTTGGGTGGTGGCCATGGGATCATGGCAGGGGCCGGGCTCGCTACGGCTTACGCGACGGGTGATCCGCGCTATGCCGCAGCAGTCGGTGCTGGCTATGGCGCGCGGCGACTGTCCAACGCCATGATGCGAAGCCGCGCCGAAATGCTGTCGCGCATGGCCGGCGCCCGCTCGCCATTGGCAACCTCCATGGGCGTTGGCGGGCCTACGGGACCGGCGCTCAATCTTGGCCCAGCGCAAGGGGCGATACTCGGCGGCGCTCCTTCACTATTCGATATGCAATAGGAGGCGGCAATGGTTGAGCGGCTCATCTATGCGCTGATTTATTTGTGCGGCCTCGCGTTGTGTTTCTACTTGATCGTCTGGGTGCTGGGCGCAATCGGAATTGTGCTTCCGCACATGGTGGTCGTGATCCTCGGCGTCGTTCTGGTGCTGGTGGCGATCCTGATCCTGTGGCGGCTGTTCGCCGGTTCGGGCATTCCCTTGTGGCCATCGTGAACCAGGAGCGGTTTGTCGGCATCGTCGTCGGCGTGACCACCGTGGCCATAACCTTGCTTGTGCTCGGGCAGTTTGAGCGCCATGCGGCCAGCGAAACTAACCCCCCGCTGCCGCACTCGGATTACGACCGCAAGCTGAACCGGCTCGACCGCCAGGGCGTCGAGGCGGCCTACCGAAGCCGGGTTGCGCTGCTGTTCCAGAACTGGATGACCGACACCAATCAGGCCAGCCAAGACCGGGCGCTGCGCGGCCATCGCAACGCGCGCGAAATCTACATCAAGGTGATGTCGGGAATAGACGCCCGCGACCCTCCAACCGATGAGGACTTAAAATAATGCCTGTCACCATTATCAACGGGCCGACGATGGCACGCGATGGCACAGTATCGACCGCCATCGATGTTTCCTTGGGCACGATCATTCGCATTTTCGTGCCGCCGGAATGGACCTATGCGCCGCTGTCGTTCTTGCTCTCGCCCGACAATGTGTTGCCCTATGCTACAGTCTGTCATTCCAACGGCCGCGAGCGAGTACTTGACGTACAGGCAAACTCAATGGTGCTGGGCACGATCGTTCCGGGTGGCTGGCTCAAGTTTCAATCAGGATATGCTACAAAACTAATTCCGCAGCGGACCTCGGTTGCGTTTCGGGTAGCGGTGCTGACTTGAGCGAGGCCCCCGAATTCCTGCTCACGATGCGGTCGATCAGCGGATTGGCGGAACAGCCGGGCACGGCTGACAATCCGCGCATCCTGGCCATGGCTGACGAGATTGCGCGCATTTTCCCCGACATGAAATCCTATTGCGACCAATACAATTCTGACGCCATACCATGGTGCGGATTGACGGTGGCCTATTGCATGGCCAAGGCCGGCATCCGGCCGCCGTTCGGCGACACTGACACCGATAAATTTCTGTGGGCGCGAAGTTGGGCCGACGATCCCGACTATCAGGTGATAAAAACGCCGCGGCTGGGCTGCGTGGTGGTATTGACGCGCTCGGGTGGAGGGCACGTCGCACTGTACGAAAGCACGTCAGGCAGCAACTACATGCTGCGCGGAGGCAATCAATCCGATGCAATCGGCCTGGCAGCGTTTCCTAAATCCAATGTGGTCGCGCTGGTCTGGCCCCGCGAGGGCGGCATTCCGCCACCGATCGAGCCGCCCTCGGCGACTAAGCCAGTTCTGCGCAAGGGTTCGAAAGGCCCTGACGTGGTCCTACTCCAGACCATCTTACCCAAATGGATTGACGGAGATTTTGGGACGACCACCGAGGCGCTTGTTAAGGAATTCCAAAGATCGGAAGGTCTAGAAGACGACGGTATCGTGGGCCCCGACACATGGGCGGCGCTGCTGGATGAAGAAGGGCCACCATCGCCATCGACGGAAGGCTGGATCCACGACATCACGGCGACCGTGTTCGGCAATTTCGAGGGCGAGCAATCGGCCTATGGCGGCCAGTTGAACGATGCCGAGCCGTTCGTGGCGTTGCCGGATCGGTTCGAAGGCCCGCGGCCTGATGTCGAGGTGATGAACGAGGACGGGGAGATTTTCCCGGCGACGATCGAGGACGTTGGCCCGTGGATGACCGACGACCCCTATTGGGACAAGGGCACGCGGCCGATCGCCGAGCAGTGTTACGCCAGCAAAACACCGATCCCATCCGGGCCGCAGAAGGGACGAGTACCGAGCAACCCCGCCGGCATTGATCTATCGCCGTCACTGGCGCGGTCGCTCGGGATTGACGGCATGGGCCGGGTATCGTGGCGGCTTATCCCTTAGCGGCGATGGCAATTGCGGTGATCTCGTCCATTGCCGCCTGCAGCTGCTCGATCTTGACCTGTAGATCGCCGATGTAAGCCTCAATCACTTGCGGCTCGTCGAGGTGGTCGGCGACGTTGAACGGCTCCTCCTCGTCCTCTGCTTGGTAGTCCTCTGGCTTGCTCATTGGTTTTCTCCATTGGGTAGTGGCCCGCCGATGGAAGTGGGTCCACCACCGGCGGGCCTATCGGCTGGGTTCGACGGGTGTTTGGGCCCAGCCAATTTCAACGCGCGTTCCAGCTTGATGTTCTCCTCAGCCAACCGCAGTAGTTCGGCGCGCAGTCGTTTGATGGTTTCGCTAGCGGTGCTCATGGCTTGAGCCTCAGCGCGCGACGGGCAAGCAGCACACACCCCGGTTCACCATCCATCATCGCCTGTAGCGCCTCGCGCAGCCGCTCGTTCTCCAGCATCGCCTTTGCAAGCTCGACCGTGCCTTCCTCGCGCAGCCGCTCGATCTCGTCGGCGGCCTCTTTGGCAAAGAACCACGCCTTCGGAGAGCGCATCCGCTCGACAATGTCGGTCATGGCTTTGGCTCCAGGGCGCGGCGGGCCTGTGCATAGACACGCTTGCAGCATTCGGCATCTTCGTATTGCTTGAAATGCTTGAGTATGTCCGTCAGCGCCGCCCGCAGCCGCTCGATCTCGTCGGCGGCCTCCTGTATCGACAGCAATATGCTGAGGCCATTTGGGTCTTGCGAGCGCAGCCGCTCGACAATGTCGGTCATCGCAGCGGCACCGCGCAGCCGAGCAGCACGATTGCTAGCAGCGTGCCGCAGGCGATGCAGAACAGTACCCAGCCAAATGCCGGCGCCCATTGCGGGATCATGCTAGTCACCGTCGCTTCTCGGTGGTGCCATCCATCTTGCGCTTGAATGGCCCGTCGCGGTTTGTCCGAAACCCTCCGCGCTTACGGATACCGCGATGCTTACGTCGGATGCGCCGGCCTTTTGCAATAGTAGCGATATCCACTCTAGTTTTTTCTCGATGGCATCCGCGCAGCATGCAAACACAATTCTGCAGTGTACTGTCGCGGCTGGTGTCCCAGGGAATTCGATGATCGTAGTCGATTTGTCCGACGACAAGCGGTCTTCCGCATCCACACTCACACACCCCTCCTGCTCGTTCGTAAGCCTGCTCCTTGACCTTGGCCGTGAATTCAACGCGCATGATCGGCCACATCGTCGGCAAATTTGACGCCGCGCTTGGTGCCTTCGGCAAGAATGAATTCCAAGAAGCTCACCATATCGCGCTTCAACATTTTGGATGACTGATTGCCGTAGGGGATGAAGCCGTTGCCGTCGAGCGATGGCAGGAATTCAATCTCCTGGCCCCAAGCATGCAGCAAGATCGCCTTCCAGCGTTCCGGTTCATAGAGCTTGCCGGCATGCACAAGCTGCTGCGAGAATTCGGTCAACATCGCCCACATCTTGGCGTTCTGCTCCGACGAGCGCCGCTCGCCCTCCTCCTGCACCATCATCTTGTAGGCGTGGCCTGATGTGAACGACTGTTCGGCTAGCCGGGAGAATTGATCGAGCGGTTGCATGCTGTGCCCATCCCAAACGAAAATCATGCCGCCGCCCTCTGCCCATAGGCGCGCACGCGCGCGACCATGGCCTGGAGTTCGTTGTTGAACCGAGCGAGTTCATCCATCAGTTTGTCGATGTAGTCTTCGTCGCGCTCGGCACGTTTCACGAACATCGGCATGCCCGGCCAATACACGCAGAGATCAACCCACTTGCGGCCGGTGACCAGCAGCGCGCCCTGACACTGCGCTATGTGCTCGGGCGGGAAGCGGTCGGCGTCGTGGGTGGCGATAAGCAGTTCGGGCTTTTGCGTCTTAAGTTCCAGCACCCCGTCGTCGCCTAGCAACGCATCCGGGCTGCAGCCGACATAGGTGCGGCGCACAAACCCCACCCGCGTCGGCCGGGTATTGTTCCAGCCGAAGATGTAGTTGGCGCGGGCCTCATCCTCCATGGCGTTGCCGCGTTCCATTTCGGGCGATTTGAATGTTTCGGCCGGCTGGCCGGTGATGATCTCGCCGGCAAGGCGGCGCATGTAGGTTGCGCGTACCTTGCCCTCACCCTTGGCCAGCACCTGCGAAAAGCAGGACGCGGTTGGAATTCCCAACCGCGCCTGGAACCATTCCGGCGATCCCTGCACGCAGTCGATGATCTCCACCGTCATTGCGTTTTCCACTTTGCGGCGCCCGGCTTCTTGGGCCATGCGATGATTTCCTGCCGCAGCCTGTCAAACAGGGATGCGGGCACTTCGGCGAGATTGTCGTGGCCAAGCGTCTTGACCAGCGTTTCAACCCACTCCTGCTGCACGTCGGGATCGCAGTATTCGCGCGCCTTCTCCCAAACGAATTCCATCTGCTCGGCGTTAAGCAATTTTTCCGTGCTGTCCTTGCCATTGGAGCGGTTGGCGGCGTTGGCATCGTCATCCTCATCGGCGGCAATGCCGATCAGAGCAGAGAGCGAATAACGGCGCGCGTAGGTTAATGCCGAGCCGATCTCCTGCGGCCGGCCGGACATCGGCAGGGGGTGCTCACTGGCGATCCACTGGCCGGACGTATGCAACAGCCGCGTATGCAACACGCCATCGCCAATCGTCTGAACGATGGCGAGGCCGTTGGCGGATAACGGCTTGCGCGCGGCATCGAAGATGGCGGCTAGATCGGCATATTTCGACTTAAAATGCGGATTGATCCGGTTCATGACGGCATTTTCCATCATGCCCTGCGCCGCGGCCAAGGCGGCGGCCAACTCACTGATTTGCTCGGATGTTTTCATGGCTCCGTTCCGTCCGATGTCATGGTGTCCAACTCGGCGTCCTTGCGGGCCTGCTCGACCTGCTCACGCAGTTCCTTCACGCGCTCGCGGTCCAGCGGCATGCCCATCCCGAACTCGGCGATTTCGAGCCGGATCTGGAGGGAGCGAAAGTGCTGTTTGGGTGTCATGTCAGCGGCCCTCCTGCCGTGTCTTCCACTCTGACTGTGTTTCGCCGGTGAAAGGATTGTGCTTGCCGTGCCAAGGCAGGTTTTCGAGTTTGTTCCCCGAATGAATTTCATTCCAAGCTATTTTGGTCGGCATCAGGAAATCCGAAAACGACATCTGCTCAGCGCGGGCGAGGGCGACGGCGGCAATCAGCAAGGTTGCGATGGTTTCGCGGGTGTCGCCCTTGGACAGCCCCTCCATGGTGCGCAGGATGGTGTCGGCGTTCTTGGCGATGCGGCGCTCGATGTGTTTCGGTGTCATTTGTCCTGCTCCTCGTTGGCGATGACTGTGTGTATGTCACAGCCTGTGACCAATGTAAAGGGGGTCACCCAGCTATTTTTACCGGTGCGGCGTGCGTCACCACCGCACCGGGTCACTGTTGCGGGAGCCTTACGAGGGCGCTATATTACCACAACTTGAAACCCGCAACAGGTCGTGATAGGGAGCAAGCATGCGAATTAACTTCGCCGGCGAAGCGATCGACGTTCTAGGCGGCAATATCGCCGTCGGTAAGCTGTTCGGGCTGGATTACCGGGTGGTGCTCAACTGGCGAACGAGGGGCTTTCCGCCCGACACCTACGCGGTGCTGGCGCCCGCGCTGACCGCCAAGGGCTACGAATTCAGCCCCCTGCTGTTCGCCCAGAAGCTGCACGCGGCGCAATTGCACGAACTCTCCCGCCCCAAGCAACGCAAGCGGCGCAAGAAGTCAGCGCCGGCAATAGAGGACCGACAGCATGGCTGACCGATTGCACGACCTCGTCGTGGGCCTGCAGCGCATGGCCGAGGGCGCCCGCGCCCGCAGCGATGACCTGCGCTACATCCAGCAGCGCGAAACCGATGCCCATGTCGAATGGCTCGGTGATCTACTGACCATGGTCGAAAAGGTGAGATCGGTCCTGTTGCAAGAGCGGGAGGCGTTCCTGCCGCAACCCGAGCGGCCGCAGCAAATTCCGCAAACTCCGCAGCAAACTCCGCAAATGCAGCAACTGCCCAAGGATGTGCCCCACATGACCTCGATGCCGCGGGTGGTCGCCAAGGGTCCACGGGAAGCCGCCGGGTGATCTGGGTCACACTGACCCCCATCGAAATCGAATTCTGCGACCTTCTCGCCGTCGACATCCAGGCGGCGCGCCGAGCCTCAGGCTCGCGCCACACCAACAATCGCCGCGTCACCCCCTCCCAGGCCCTCGCCGGTCAGATCCTCGGCACCCGCACCGAGTGCGCAGCCAAGACCTACCTCTGGATGACAGCCTGGCACATCGAACTGCTGCAGCAGATCGTCACCGATATCTGCGACCTTGAGCACCCCCGCATGCTCATCGATGTCAAAGGCGTGCCGTTCCACGATCGGCAACTGATCTCCCCCGCGGCCGCCATCAAGCGATCGTGGGCCTACCTGCTGGTGTCGGCGCAGGAGCACCCGCGCTACTGGATCCGGGGCTGGTGCCGGGGCGAGGAACTGGCCGCGGCGCCGCTGGTCGAACTACAACCCGACCGCTGGTGCCACGCCTTGCCGGCCGGTGTCCTGCGACCGCCGCATGAGTTGTACAACCTCATGCGGTTGTAAATTTCCGGTTTTTTCCGGTGAACAAACTCGGTTTGTTCCGTTGCCGCACCTCTGCAAGCAAGTAAGGATCAGTGGCTCGCGTGCGTGCTTCGGCGCTCTTTAATGGCGCGCCCGCACGCGAGAATAAGAGGCGTGCAAGACCAACCTTAAGTACTCCCCAGAGGAAGACCGGCCCCTACAGCAAATAAGCCGGTTATGCCCCGCCGGAACCGCTCCCGACGGCCCGACTGCGCAGTCACAGCGTTGAGGGATAAACGGCCAAATACTCCCCCGCTACAGATCAACGGATGATCTGGGGTAGGCGTCAGGGCCACGACACGGCTGGCCGATAAAACGGGGCTGTAATTGTGATCCCTGACCTACCGCCACACTTGCAAGCGGTAGGGTAGGGTTACGGGAGCCAGGATTGCAAGCCAAAAGTAACCAACTGGTTACTTAGCGAGGAGGAAAGTCAATGAATACCGCAGGTTATTGGTTCAAAAGGGAAGAACAGGACAAACGATATCCGCCCCGCCGATGCCCCGACCCAACCCCGCCCGGCCAATCCTTCGAGGAACTCACCGCAAAGCACGGCCGGCCAAACGGACCCTTCGATAAGGAACGGCAATTGCCCTACAGCGCGGTGGAGCGACCATGAAGGGCTACGTCATCATGGCCAAGGAAAACTACCCAGGCGCCAGCATCAAGGAAATCTGCCGTTGTAACGGTAACGCGCAGGATATCCGCAATGCCCTCGCCGACTACACCGTCACCGGCTCACAAGGCACTCGAATATATAAGTTCAACCACGTTGAAATCCTTGAGCTTTCCGCCCGCAAGCCAAAGGAGGAACGCGCCCAAATGAAAAAGCCCCATAAGAATATCCGTTGCATTCCTGCAAGCGAGGAACCAAAGATCATTGCAAATTTGCAAACGGTCTTCGCTCAGATCGACGCCATGAGGGCAGGCAATGGCGAGCAAACGGCGCCGCAAGGGCAGGCCGCGCAAGACCGGCCTGCGCTATCGCAACGGAAATCTGAGGCCGAGCAGCCATGAACCAGCGGTTTCCCCCGCGGCGATCGCGGCCACGCAGCCACACCGCCAAGGCCTTGGAGATCGTGCGGTTGACGCGGCGGCCGAGAGCGAACTCGGGCGGCTGGCCCTTCGCGGTCAGATCAGCGCGCTCCAATACCTCGCCGGCCAACGCTACGCCGCCCAGTGGCGAGCCTACCTCGCAACCCTGGATGGACCCCGACGGCTGGGCAGCAACGGTGGCCATGGAGGAGATTCGCACTGCCTTGGCTGTCCTACAGCAAGCGACCGAGAAAAATGCGCCTGTGACCTCGCCAGGCGCTTGTGGAGGCGTTCCACCTTCGCCCTCGCGGCCGCCGGGCCGGAAGCCGTCCAGATGATCGCCAGGGTGGCGTGCTGGGATGTGCCGTGCCCGCCGTGGGCGCTGCCGGTGCTGATCTGTGGATTGGACGCGCTGGCAGAAAGTCTGGGATTGACAACGCGGAACAAATCGCGGCCTGTGGAAAACCTCAATCCCGACTATGTCCGATAAGCCTCGCATCGATTGGATCGTCATCGGGCTGTGGCTCGATGCGGTCGTTGTCGTCAGCTATGTGGCCTACGTTCTGCACGTCGGGCTGGTGATCCGGTGATGTTCTACGTCGGGCTCGATCACGCCCATCACGCCGCCCACCTCGACCGGGCATTCATCAGCATTAACACCGTGCGCGGCCGCAAAAAGCCGGTGCCATCGGATGATTGGATCCTCGATAGCGGCGCCTTTCGGGAGATCGAGCAGTACGGCGGCTACCGCCATGAGCCGGCCGCCTACGCCGCCGAGGTGAACCGGCTGGCGCGGATCAATCCCGGTCTGCGCGTAGCGGTGTCGCAAGATTGGATGTGCGAGCCGTTCATGCTGGCGAAGACCGGCCTCGACGTGGCCGAGCACCAGCGCCGCACCATCGAGCGGTATGATGCGCTACTGCCGCTGGTGACCGTCACCCTGATGCCGGTGCTGCAGGGCTATTCCCTGCAATCCTACTTGGACCACCTCGACCAGTACGGCGACCGGCTGCGCGATGGCATGTTGGTCGGCGTAGGTTCGGTGTGCAAGCGCAACGTCGATATGCGGACGATCGAGGCGATTTTGTCGGCCATCAAGCGCAAGCGGCCTGATCTGCGGCTGCATGGGTTTGGGATCAAGATCACGGCGCTCGGCAGCGGTGTGGTGCGCGATTGCCTGTATTCGGCCGACAGCATGGCCTGGAGTTTCGCAGCCCGATACGAGGGGCGTGACGCCCACGATTGGCGCGAGGCCGCGGCCTACGCCAGGCGGGTCGAGGTGATGCCCTACCAGCATGGATGGGCGTTTTGACCCCGGCCAAGCTGATGCATGAATTGCGGAAGGAGCGGCGGCGCCGCGGCATTCGCCTGAGTGATCTGCAGCAGGCGGTCGGCTATCACCGCACTGCGATCGGCAACTGGGAGCGCGGCCGCTACTCGCCGCCGTTGGTTGCGGTTTACGATCTATGCCAGGCGATCGGCGTGGAGTTGAGAATTGACTTAGCCTAACCCAGGAATGTGCGACCTCCTCGCGCTGGCGCCTGGGATAGCGGCCGGCGGCCCCATATCCAGAGCGGCCGCCGGCTCGTTTCATGGGGGGCAGCATGACGAGCCATCACGCGCCGCACGACCACGACTACGATGGGCGCCCGCCGGTCGGCTGGCAGGATGACGATGTGCTGCTGGAGCGGCTGTGCCGCTGCCATCCCGAGCGTATCCCGGATGAATTGAGGGCGAGGTTTCAAACCGATTACATGCGTGCGCGCGCGCCTCTTGTGGCTGCTGCGCTATCGCTACCTGCAGCTTAATCTGCCCATGTTAAGATTTTCAGTTCGATTTGAGGGGCAAGATCAACAGCCTAGCCGTGGCCGTGTAGTTTAGCCTCGGCCGTGGCCTAGCGCCGGCGGTTCGTCCCACAACCCTAGGACCGCCGGTTGGTTACTTGTGCTTGCGGGTCGGCTTCTTGGCCTTGCTCTTGGCTGGGCGCCCGCGCTTCACATGCTGCTTGCTGGCCGAGGCGCGGTTGGCCTTCTGGGTGTGCAGCGCCTGCTTGTCGTCATCGGCCTCGATCTTGGCCTTGCTGTCGTCGGCCTGGGAGCGCCGGTTGGCGTCGTCCTGCTTGGTTTGCTGCTTGGCCTCCTTCTGATGCTTGGCCTCATAGCCGGGTTCGTGCTCGGGTGCGCGCTTGGCGTCCGCGGGCTTTTCGGGTTCGCGTCGTTTCGGCTCCGGGGTTTCGTACTGCATGCCGGGCTGGATGGGCGAGCCTGGCATGGTCTGCTTGGTGGTTTCGGTCGGTCGGGAGTGCTTGGGATCGCGTTGTTCGTTGGGCGCGGCAGGCTTGGGTTGTTCGTTCTGACCTGGCATGGTTGCCATTGGGGTATCCTCCACCGCGGGGATCGCGGTCGGGAGGACAATGCACCAAAGTTCCCGATGTTCAATTTTGAACAGACAGGCTGATTGATTTGGGTAAGGTGGCCCGGATCGCACGGGCCTGCCAGACACCCCCTGGCTGGCGTTTGCCGATCAGAACCGCCGGGTTCGAATGGCGGACTAGGCCAACGGCGGCAACGCGACCGACAACCGAACTACTGGTGGCGCAAGGGGCAGCCAGGCGGTCACCAGCTGTCGTCAACGCAGTACCACATAGCAGGTTCCACGCTGTCACACAATGTGTCGGGTATCCGACGCAACAATATGTGACCAACCTGTGCTATGCTTAATGCATGGCTTCGCACAACGTCTACACGTTCTTTTCGGTCCACAACTGCCTAGACGAGGACTTCGACGCGCCCGACGCCATGGCTGATGCCGAGTTTTGCCGGGGGGTTGTCACCGGCAAGATGGGGCTGCATCCCGATGGATGGGACATCCGCAGTGCGCTGACGGCGGTGATGCCGCAGGGGTTCCGCGGCTACGAGTGGGTGCCGGAGGCTTACCGGCGGCCGATCGCTCGCAGCGCGGCGGCAATTGCGGAGAAGCCCAAGCCGCCGCGGCGCAAGCCGGGGCCGAAGCCGGGGCCTGCCTGGCACCCGCACACACCGGAGCCCGCCGCTGAGGGCACGCTGCAACTAACCTGCGATGTGTGCGAGCGGGCGCGGTTCTGGGGCACGATGAACTATAACCGCAACCGGCCGGTACAAGTGGCGGCAATCCGGGCGCTGGCGCACCAGCACGGCTGGACCAGCATTGCCGGCACCGATCGGTGCCCAGCCTGCTCACAGGCCGTCGCGCCAGAACCCGTAGGCAACGGCGCAGGCGGCAACCAGGGCAATGAACAGCACGCCTAGCGCGGTGATCAGCACGACGACATCGCCGCTCATGGCGCCCCCGCAAATAGGCGCGGCCCGGCGCCAACTTGCGGCAAGCGCCGGGCCGCTAGCGACCGCCGGTTTCTGGAGAACCCGGCGACCGTGTTGGTTATGCCGCTGCTACGTCGAGTGTCTTCTTCTTGCGCCGAGCCGCCAGCAGGCCGAGGCCGGCAAGACCGGCCGCAAACATCGGAAGCGCAGCCGGGATTGGCACCGCCGTCAGGATCGGGACGATATAGAACGACTCGCCGCCGTCCACTGCACCGGACCACGTAGCTTGGAACAGCAGGCGATCGCCGAGGTTGGCGAGGCCGGACAGGTTAAAGCCGGTGATCAGGTAGTCAGCCGAGCCGTTGCCGTTGCGGATGTCCGGCAAAGGCGCTGGATTGGCCAGAGCAAACAGGACAAGGGAGCCGAGCGGCCCGTCGCCCGCTTGATCAAGATCGATCAGCCGGAACTGGGTGAGAACTTCAGACTTCGCCGAGGTCGAGTTGACATCGATCGCCACGCCGAAGGTCATGTTGAGATCGCCTACTCCTGTCAGGAAGTTGACAAGCTGAGTGCCGCTGTAGGCCGTGACGGTCGTGGCATCATCGTTGCCAAAGGCTCCGGTGATGTTGGATGAGAACAGGTTAAACGAAGCGTCGTTGCCTGTGCTGTTAAAATTATTGTAGCCAAAACCCACGGGATTATGGGCCTGCGTCGTGGCGCAGATGATGCAGGGTGCGGATGCCGACTGCGGCACCACCTGATCGTCTGCCAGTGCTTGAACCGTGAGCGTAGCTGCGCTGGCTGGTGCAACTAGGGCCGTTCCCGCCAGCAGGACGGCTGCGAGTAGTAGTCTGTTCATGTGATATCCTCGGGGGGGTGATTTGCCGCCCGCAAATGACAACACGCTGTGGAACAGGTGTCAATTAATGTTAATTGATTAACCTTGCATTGGGTCACGGGGTGTGACAGGTTCTCCTGCCAGTTAGCAGGAGGATAGGTCATGATGATGAAGCGATGTAGGAGGCGGTGATGCCCTACGATCCGCGCATGTTGCAGATGGCCCAGATGGGCGTCGGCATGATGGGCCCGCCGCAGGGTGATCCGTTCGCCCGCAACGCGCCCAAGCCGAAGCAATGGTGGGAACAGCCGTTGCCGCGGAAAATGGGGGAGGCGCCCCAGGATGATCCGGCCAATCCCGACGACCCCAACGCGCCCAAGAAGAAACCGCAGCCGAGCCTGTTGCAGATGCTGATGCTCGGCGGCCAGCCGACCTACAGCGGCACGCCGCGGCCGACCCCTCCCGGCAGCAACCCGTGGGGCTGGCTCGGTGGCATGGGTGGGGGGTACAAATGACTGACACCTATTCGACTATGCCCGACGACGAAACGACCGAAGGGCCGCAGCCTCCGCAGGAAGAAGCCAGCGAGCCCGGCGAGGGCAAGAAGCAATCGCAGGAGGCCGCCAACTACCGCGAGGGCAACCCGCAGCGCAGTTGCGGCCTGTGCGGCCACTTCGACAGCAAGAGCCACAGCTGCGACGTGGTCGAGGGCGATATCTCGCCGTTCGGGTTCAGCGATCTGTACCTGCGGCAGGATAATCCGTTCCGCGAGGGCGAGAAGGAAGGCTTCCAGGGCGGCAAGAAGGTTGCGGCGATCGCGCCCGCGGTTGGGCCTCCCGGCCTGATGGCGATCGGCCGGCAGTCGTATGGCGGTGAGTGATGCGCTTTTTCCTGTTCGCAACGGTGATTGTCGGCATCATCTTCGCTGCAATGTATGAGCCGCCCAAGTACCGGCCGCTCTTTCAGGCCGGCGAAATCATCTGGGATTGTGATCTGCAATCCCTGAAAACAAAACGCGGGGAAGTCATCGCCGATTGCGTTGTGCGATGACCGACGAATTCGAGCGGTGCTGGCCTTGGCTTGAGGCCTCGCTGAACGAATTCGGCGCCACCCACACCAAGGACCAGATCAGGGACGCGATCCGCCATGGCGCGGTGCTGTGGCCGGGCGAGAACGCCGTCATCCTGACCACGATGATGACCTATCCGATCGGCATCCGCTGCTGCAGTGTCTGGCTCCAAGGCGGCGAGCTCGAAGAGCTCAAGGCGATGTATCCCGTGATCGAAAAATACGCCCGAGCGCAGGGCTGCGATTGGATGATTGGCTGGGGCCGTGATGGCTGGCTCAAGGCCATGCCCGGCTGGCAGAGTTGCGGCACGCGACGGAGGAAGATCCTGACATGCTGAGAGTGATCTCGCTCGGCGCCGGCGTGCAGTCGACCACCATGGCGCTGATGGCGGCGCACGGCGAGATCGGCCCGATGCCGGACTGTGCCATCTTCGCAGATACCGGCGCCGAGCCCGAGCACGTCTACGCCAGCTTGGCGCGGCTGATCCCGCAACTACCGTTCCCGGTTCACTCGGTTTCGGCCGGCAACATCGCGGATGACCTCAAGCGCGGGTTTACCACCACCGGCTCGCAGGGCCGGTTTGCTGGTGCGCCGTTTTTCATCAAGCGGATGAAGCAGAACGGCGTCAGCTTTGAAACGTCCATGGGCCGGCGGCAATGCACCCGGCACTACAAAGTGGACGTGCTGGCCAAGAAGCAACGCGAATTGCTGGGTTATGCGCCGCGTACACGCATCCCTGCGGGCGCAATGGAGGTGTGGATTGGCATTTCGCTTGACGAGGCGATACGGGCGCGACCGGCGCGGCAGGCGTGGCAGACCAACCGCCATCCCCTGCTCGAATTGCGGATGACCCGGCAAGCCTGCCTCGATTGGCTGGCCGCCCACGGCTACCCGCTGCCCGGCAAATCGGCCTGCACGTTCTGCCCATTCCGCGACGACGCCGGCTGGCGCGACATGAAGGCCAACGATCCGGCGAGCTTCAAACAGGCGTGCGATGTGGACGATCTGGTGCGCAAAGGCGGCCACATGCGCAAATGGCGCAATGAGCTATTCGTCCATCGCTCGCTGAAACCGCTCGCCGAGGTTGACCTCTCGACCGCCGAGGATCACGGCCAACTCAACCTGTTCAACAACGAATGTGAAGGGATGTGCGGGGTATGATTTTCAAGCCGTGGGATTGCGCGCAGCCGGATGAATGGTTGCCGCAAAGCCTACGGCTATGCTGGGGCAGCGAGGGCGGCGGCGGCGGCGGCGAGGGCAGCTTTAGCGGTGACAGTGGCGGGGGCGGCTTTACCGGGGGCGGCGATTGGGGCAGTTCCGGTTCTTATGATGCTTCGGGCTTCGATGCCGGCGGGATCGGGTTCTGGGGCGGCTCGGCCTACGATGCTTCCACGGCCGGAACCGGCATGGGCGGCGGTGGCGACTGGGGCAGCTTCGGCGATACCAATTATTCCGGCTTTAACGCCCCCAATCCGACCTTTGGCGACGTTGCCGGGCCTAACCCTGGCGTGACCACGGGCGGCGGCGACTGGGGCTCGGCCGGCACGTTCAACGCGGCGGGCACCGGCGGCGGGCCTGGCGGCGCGATGTTCGGCGCTGACACCTATGGTGGTGGCGGTGGTGGTGGTGGCGGCTTCTGGGGTAGCGCCGGCGGCGGTGGTGATTACGGCGGCGGCTCATACGGTGGCGGTGGTGGAGGCTTCTACGGTGGAGGCGGTGGTGGTGGCGGCTCCTTCAGCAGCTTCGGCACCGGCACCCTCGGCGGCAGCAATGCGGTAAGCTCGGTCAGCGGGCCAGCCTTTGCCGACACGGCGGGTTCGGCCGGTGGCCATGCGGCGGCAGGGCCGGCAGCGGCGTCCAGCCATTCCATGGGCGGTCAGGCGGCGGAAGCGGCGTCCGAGGCCGGATCCGAGGCCGAGCCCAATGCTGATACGGGAACACAGACCGACCCTGATGCCGCCCCGCTAGGTGCGGCACCCGCGCCAGAAGCCGAAGCCCCGCCCGAGGCCGAGCCAACACAGCAAGACAGTTTTGCCAGTCGCTTCGACGCCGTCGCGCCCGCGCAGCAGGATAGTTTCGCCAGCCGCTTCGATGCCGCTACACCCGATGCGGAGCCTTCGGCCTTCGGACCGCAAAGCCTCGACCAGCAATCGGCCGGTGAGCAAGGCAAATCTGGCCAGCAGCAAGACAGCTTCGACAGCCGGTTCGGCTTCGACACTTCCGCGCCATCGCCTGCCGTCGATGCGTATATCTCCGGGGGCAGGGGAACAGATTTCGACTATGGGCCGGGGCAGCAGACCGCCGCGCCGAATTTCGATCAGGTGTTTGCCGACCTCGGCATCCAGCCCGGCTGGAACCCGGCTGAGCAGATGGCGGGGCGAACCGGCCTCGCCGAGCCGACCGATTGGGCCGCAAATCCGTATCAGCCGAGCACCGACGTTTCCGTTGGGCGGGATTTCAATCAGGCGTTTGATCCCTTCGGCGACACGCCGTCCGGCATGGATCTGGCGGCCGATCAGAGATCGGAAGCGGAGCCATCGCTTACCTTCAACGAAATGTGGGGCGATACGCCCTACAGCACGCTGCCGAGCGACCAGCTATCGCGCAGCGCGCAAGAAACCCTTCTGCATGATTTCGGCTATTTTCCAAATCCCGGCTATGTGCAGGGACCGCCGGCCCCAACTTGGGGCGACCGATTTAACGCTACCATGAACGCAATCATTGACCCTGTGGCCGGGGTTACAATGTATCCGTTCTCACGGGGCCTTGATGCCCTTATGGCCATTCCTGATAATGCACTGAGCCCCCCCTCGGAGCCTGGGCTTGGTGGGCCGGACATGGCCACTTCTCCGTCTGGCACCACGTCAACCATTCCGGGCGGTAGAGAAACAAGTTTCGAATATGCGCCGTCAACTACCGCGCCCGCCCCCGATTGGGGTTCGGTTTTCGAGGGCGCAGCGCCAACAGAGGCTCAACCCGGCATTGAGGCATTTATCCCCGGCGGCAGGGAAACCAACTTCGAGTATAATGTCGCGCCAACCCAGACCCCGATCGATGTTGAGGTGGTGAGGTCGGACGATCCCAGTGTGCCGGCTGATCCGCGGGGGCCCCCGACTACTCTGCCGCCCGCTGTAGAGGCACCGGAGAGCCGCCCCGCAGAAGAACCGGAGAGTGGCCGACCCGCAGAACAGCAACCGGAGGCGCGACCAGCGGAGCAAACGCCGCAGACGCCGCCGCAGGAGGCACGGCCGACATCGCCTAGTCTGATCGAACAAGTGCCGACGCCGCCCAGCTTGGTCGACATGGTGCCGACGCCGACGACGCCGAGTGCGCCGCTGTCCTTTCCGGGAATGCCGCAGACGGCTCTGCCGCCGGCCTATGCGCCGTCGCAGCAGCCGGCACCGCCCGCCCCGCCCGCACAGCCTGCGCAGCCGCCCGATGAACACGACGACGCGCCGGAGCCCCAGGACACCAGCCAGCCGCCGCAAGACCCCAATGCGCCCCGCCCGCCCGAAAACATCCCCGGTCAGGTGACTGGGGCAAGGGGCACCTATACGAATTCACATTTGGATAATCCGCGGGTTAACTCGAATTATCGCGACAGTGGCCGCACCGATTATCCGCAAGGGCGGCCCGGCATTGATTTTCGCACCGCCCGGCAAGCTGGTATTGAGCCGCATTTTCGCATCGAGGACATCAATGTTCGCGATGTGGATGCCCGGCTGGTTGAGCGTATCAACCGCGCAATGCAGGATATGCCGGCAAATCTACGCGATAACTTGGTTGCCACCAGCGGATGGCGTCCTGCACATCGCGGTGAAGCGCATGAACACGCGATGGACCCGCGCACGTCGCAGGAGAGCGTCTACACCCGCTATAATCCAAACGGACGAAACGCTGGCCCTGCGGCCCGTCCTGGCGGCTCCAATCACGGCCCTGGACGAGCCATTGATTTTCGCCCCGGTCCCGCGCTGAGTTGGTTACGCGCCCACGCTAGGGAGTATGGCCTTGAAACCCTTGGATCGAGGGGTGGAAGGCCCTTTGACGAGCCACATATCCAACTGTCGGATGCACGCGGCAATGCCGGCGCACGCCCGAGCGCGCAGGAGCAGGCGGAACAAAGGGCCCTCGACGCGCAAACCCGGCAGGCGGCCGTTGACCGCGGCCTGCTAGCCCCCGGACGGGGAAATCAGCAGGCGGGCGTGCCAACGCCACGGGCTCGGCCCAGCGATGCGCCGCAGCCGGAGGTAGCGCAACCGCGACCGCCGGCCGATATCCCGCCGGCTGCGCTGCCGTCGCCGACCATGCCGATCGCGCCCGAGCCACGGCCACCGGCCGATATTCCGGCACCGATATTAACGCCGCCCGCGCGCGGGCAGTTGGACCGCGCGGTTCAGACACAGAACGCGCTAAACCTGATCAAGCAATCCACCGCCAAATTGACCACAGCATCAGGGCAAGCGGAGTTTAACGCAGCCGGCGTGGTGGCCGCTAAGGATCTAGCGCGGGCGGGCGTTCCACTTGATATGGCACGCAGCCTGATGACCAAATCCGCCTACGAGGGGGCGGAAAAGGTCGGCTATGGCCCGTCCGCTGTGTTGTGGTCGATATACAAGGGCCACATTGATAGCGGCATTGCCGCCGCCCTGCAGGGCTACCAGCCGGCCAAGCCCGGCGAGGTGCAAGGACCGCCGTCACCCTTCGCGCCCGGCAAGCAGGGCGCTGCGCCATTCGGACAGCAATATGCGGACCTGACGCAGTCGACTGGGCCGGCGCCCGAAAACTATGGCCGTGGCACACCGGCCCTGCAAAATCTGTCACCGATCATTAATCCGCAGCCGACCCCGTATAATGACTGGGGTAAGACGCCTGCAATTCAGCCACCCCCGCCGCCGCTTTACACGCCAGACACTCCCGGACAATTCTCTCCGTTCCGCGGCAATGAGGCGGCGCTGCCGTTCGACACCCGATTTCTGGCCAAGGGCGGCCACGTCGACAAGGACGAAACGGTTGTGGTGGGCGAGGAAGGGCCGGAATTCTTCATACCGGACGAGTCGGGCACGGTGGTGCCTCATCAGCCGCAACCGGGAAAAGGCAAGAATGTCGACCGCTGGCCCAAAGGCCCAGCCGTGCTGTATCCCGGCCGGTATGGCGGCGTTGAGCGCGAGATCGAACGGCAGACGCGCGAAGCCCAAAACCCTATGCCGAGCCTGATCGACATGGTCGACAGCGGACGGTTGCCGCTCAATGCGGCCAACTGGCACGCAATGCTGAACGATCCGGCGCTGATTGCCCTCGGGCGATCGCGCTTTGAGGATAGAAGAAAAGGCGTCGATCCCGGCACCGAACAATACGGGGTATTCCCGCCCGCGCCCGCGCCGGCTGCGGAGCTTCCCGATCCGACAACCCCGATGGCGCAGGCGCTCGGCTACGGCTCGATCAAGCGTCGGCCGATGGCGATCGGCCGCCAGAGTTACTAGGGAGCAGGATCATGGTGGACCTTTCAAGTATTCTGGCGCTTCCACCCACGTCAGCCTCAGTACCCTCACTGCTGTCGCTGTTGCGGGGTGGTGATCCTCAAAACAGGGGCGGTGGTGGCGGTGGATTTGGGCCGATGTCAGCCCCGGTCCAAGGGCAAGGGCAGCAGCAGGAGCAGCAGGGGCGGGGCTCAGGGGAGGCGGGCCAACTGCAAATGGCGCAGTCGGCCATGGATGGCGGCGGCAGCACACGGCCAGATGGGTCATCGTGGCAACCGGAAAGGTGGAAGGCCGTACCGTGGAGGGAACCCGGTAGCGGCTCTTACGATAGTACACTGCCGGATTATTATAACCCGGCCGCTTGGGGCCCGCCGCCGGCATACGTGGAAGGCGGCTATTCGGGTTTCTTCCCTGGTGTTTTCGGCAAAAGCGATCCCAATGGGAAATACTGGACGATGAAGGATTACATGGCGCAAGCTCCCAAGAAGCAGGGCGTGGTGTACGATGAGGATGATTACTCGCCGAACACCATCAATCCGAACCTGATTTCAAATCCAGCCTCCAGGGCGGTTCGTGGGCTTCCAAACGCGCCGGAGCCCGGCTTTATGTATAAGCAAGGTTCGTTCAGCCGCCGCCAGATAGGCGAAGACCTCCAACAAGGTCAAAACCCAGGCAGTGCGGAGGGCGGCGTTAATCGGCCTCCCATTCGGAGCACCACGCGATACGGCAGCCCGATGGCAGCGTTTGATTACGGGGCGCTGGCCATGCTGGGACTGCCAGGACTATTGGGTCAATGGACCACGTCCTACTGAGGAGGGATCATGTCGGGCCCGAACCTGGGCGGCAAAGCATTGCTACGTCGGCGGCAGATGAAGTTTCACCCCGACGAGGTGCGATCCAAGATCCAGGCGATCCGGTTGGTGGATGTCTTGCACCAATTTATTTTCAGCGAGATCGACAAGGACGGCCGCAAGCTCGCTGACCTGAGCATGGCGCAAGTGCGCGCGATCGATTGCCTGCTCAAGAAGGTGGTGCCCGATCTGACCCGCACGCTGATCAGCGCCGACGTGAACGTGCGCTATGTTGCGGAACTTCCACCGGTACTCAGTCGCGAGGAATGGTTGCGAAAATATGCTAATCCTGAGCCACCGCGTATGATCGAAGGCACGGTCACAAACGGTGGAGGCGACGATGGCAAGGGCACGCTACAATAAGTGGTTCGAAGATGGCATTTCGCCCGAGCCTAATTCCGGGTGCTGGCTGTTTGATGAAGGTGAGAGCATTTACAGCGGCTATGTCAGGATTTTTGGTAACCGTAAAAGGCAACTAGTCCATCGCTTTGCATACGAACGCTATCAAGGCCCGATCCCGCCGGGGATGTGCGTTTGCCATACGTGCGATGTGCGCTGTTGTGTGAACCCGGATCATCTATTTCTTGGCACACATGCCGAGAACATAGCGGATCGAAATCAAAAAGGCCG